ATCAATTAACCTCACTTCAATACTGTCCATCTGAAGTAAATGGAAATTTTTATTGTTCTAGTAATCAATTAACATCTCTTCAATATTGTCCTTCTGAAGTAAATGGCAATTTTTATTGTTCTAATAATAAATTAACCTCACTTCAATACTGTCCGTCTAAAGTAAAAGGTGATTTTGTTTGTTATTCTAATAGATTAACATCACTTCAATATTGTCCAACTAAAGTAAATGGTAATTTTTATTGTAATGATAATCAATTGACATCACTAAAAGATATTCATAAATTATTTAAAAATGACGGATATATTAAAGGAAATATTGCTTTTTATGATAACCCAATCAAATCAAATATCCTCGGGTTAATGTTAATTCCTGGATTGAAAAGTATTGATGATATTGAAAATATTAAAGATGAACAATTAAAGTTAGCATGTACAATAATAAATAAACACTTATCATCGGGTAATCGAGATCTGTTTGCATGTCAAGAAGAACTAATTGATAATAATTTGAAAGATTTTGCTGAATTATAAGAATATAAATATAGATATTATAACTAATATCTAATATCTATATGGCAAATCCTTATCTAAAACGTGCAAATACTGAAATTGAATATGAGCCTTGGCAAGTTGAAGAACTTCAGAAATGCATGGATGATCCTATCTACTTTATTAAGAACTATGTCAAAATTCAACATGCAACTAGAGGAACAGTTCCATTTGAACTATATGACTATCAAGAAGAATTCATATTAGCAATTCATAATAATAAAGATACACTTGCATTGATGAGCAGGCAGTTAGGTAAAACGACTACTGCTGCAATGTATATCTTTTGGTTATCTGCTTTTATCGATGATCAAGCTTGTGTTATAGCATCCAAGAATATGGATCATGCTACTGACATTATGGCAAAAATCAAGTTTGCATATGAAGAGCTACCAAACTGGTTGAAACCAGGTGTCAAGTTTTACAATCGAACTTCTATCGAATGGGATAACGGATCAATCATCAAATCTCAAGCTACAACCGAAAAAACAGGTCGTGGTAGCTCACCTTCAATCCTAATGCTTGACGAGATTAGCTTTATCTCAACTCGTATTCAAGATAAGATTTGGTCTTCTATTGCTCCGGCATTATCAACAGGTGGTAAGTTGATAATGACTACTACTCCTAATGGTGATACTGACTTATTTGCTAGATTGTGGAGAGAATGCCTTGCTGGTCTGAATAGCTTCAAACATGTCCTTGCTCATTATACTCAACATCCTGAACGTGGACCTGGAAGTGGTTATAGAGAGGAAATGCTTGCTAAACTTGGTGAGTTAGTATGTCGTGTAGAATTGGATTGCGAGTTCCTTTCATCAGATGCATTACTTATTCAATCACAACGTCTTATTGAACTCAAATCATCACTTCCAGCTTTTACTGATAATGGGTTCAGCTTCTGGGAAACATTCCGGTCTGATGTAGCATATCTTGTAGGTGTGGATATTGCAACCGGTTCTGGTCGAGACTTTAGTGTAGTAGAAATCTTTGAATTCCCGTCACTTATTCAAGTTGGAGAGTTTAGAACTAACAATCTGAACATACCGGACTTATATGATAGGCTAAAGTGGATACTCAATAAACTAACAGTCCAAACATTCAATAACAAACGACCTGAAGTATTCTGGACATTTGAACGAAACGGAGTTGGTGAAGCTATTGGTGCTCTATATTCTACAGACGAACATCCTCCTGAATTTGCCGAACTTATCAATGATGTTCCTGGTAAGTTCGGAATGCAGACTACAAATCGTAACAAAATTCTTGCATGTTTGCAACTAAAATCAATGGTTGAAAAAGTCAAAAATGGACTTATCCTCAATTCTGAAATCAATATCTTTGAACTTAAGAACTTTGTGGCAAGTGGTGGTTCATATGCTGCTAAAATTGGAGCAACTGATGATAGCGTATCAGCTCTTCTACTTATTGTTCGATTATTGAAATATGTTAGTGAGTTTGATGATAAAGCTAGAAAACTTCTATACGAATATAATGCAGACGATTATTCTCCACGTACACCTGCTAATTCGATCAATGGGGATGAAACTTCAGCTGATGAAAGCGATGAAGCTATACCATTTTTAGTGATTTGATGAAAATCATCATTTTTCATCAAAAACCATTGCTAATCAGTCACGGAAAAATGATGATTTGAAAAATAGTAATAAAATCAATAACTTAGAACACAAATGAATAATAAAAATAGTAATAAAATCAACTACTTAGAAAAAGACTAACTACAAAGTGGAGACGAAAATGTAAAACATGAGAGGGAGAGAGGGAGAAACTGAATAATATATATACCCTTAGTCTGTCAGTTTTTCGAGTAATAAAATCAATAAGTTATACTTAAGCAAAATCCATTATATAGTCTGTCAGTTTTTCATTTGTGCAAATTATGGCTTAGGTGTAAATAGTAAATCAAACACTTATATAAAGAAAGAGAGAACCTTACACATGAAACTTATCGACATCAAACCTCATGTTATCAGTGAGTCAAGCACACCTATTCATATGACCATGTTGTTAGATGAAGTGCGTCAAGCTGGTAAAATCACTAATACTGCTCAAACTGTTTTGATTGCTCAACTTGTTCAACTTCTAAAGTTTTCGCCAGTTGATCCAAAGAATGACATCTTACAGTTTCAACAAGCTCATAGTGCAATGAAACCGCGTTATGTATATGAGAACCCAACTCCTAAAGAGCTTATTGACGATATCAAAGCACTGAGTGGAGAAGATCAGGTCAAATTGGCAGAATGGTTATTACAACAACTTGCAATGATTGAAGCTAGTGAAGACATGGAAATCTATTATAACCCTCAAATGGAATTGACTAAATGGATACATTTAGTTACAAAGTCTCAACATTGATAAATACTTTTATTCAAATACTTGTGTGCTTCCTATATGCATGGAGCTATAAACTAATATGACTTATCAACTAAAACATTCTGATACTTTGGTCGCAGACATCCCGCTTGCACCGCTTACTACTGACGATACTTCAACGTCATTGACTTTTGTTGGTCGTGGTGTTCCTAATCATGGACAGATACATCAGACAAATTTTCTAAAGATACTTGAAAACTTTGCTTCTGACACAGCACCTCTACATCCGATTTACGGACAACAATGGTATAATAAGACTACTAAACAACTAAAAGTCTGGGATGGGACTAACTGGATAGTTTCACAATCTTGTGCATGTGAAGTAAGTCCAACTCCTCCAACTTATATCTGTCAAGGTCAAATGTGGTATAATACCAATACAAGCATGTTGATGGTGCAGACGGGTGTAAACGCTGGAGCTTCAAAATGGGTGACTGCAATAGATGAAAGCTTGTTATACTTAGCTCTTCTAATGTAATCTTACCCATCAAAGGAACTCTACTCATATGTCAATTTTAGTCGCCGTCAGCGGAACCCATGGTTCTGGAAAATCATCAATACTTAACGGGTTAGCTTCAAAGTTCGAAGTTGATGATTACAAAGTCTCTCGAGCTGTTCAAGCTGAATTAGGTGTTGAGAACTTACAGGAATTGGTTACTTCTTTCTACAAAATGAAGGCATATCAGGACAAAGTTTTTGAATACAAGTGGGCTCGTGATAGTGCAATAGCAACAAACGGTTTAGATGATAAAATTGTTTTGACAGAACGTTCATTCTTTGATATCGCAGCTTATACTGAAGTTTGGTTATCAAGATACAAAAAACTTTCTGCTGACCAACAAATGTGGTGGGAGAACTACAAAGCAAAGTGTATAGAAGCACAACACATCTATAGTGGGTTAGTTATTGTTCATGCTCATCCTAACATTGATTTTGAATTAGACCCAAATCGTGCAGACGAAGAGTCTCGTTCTCAATTTGAGAACTTGTTGATATCTTATTCAACTTTGTATGACACAGGAATTCATCGCATTCCAACTAAGAACTTTTATGCTAAGTTGGATGTCTTTTGTGAAGGTAAAGAAGAACGAGTAAAACTTGTAACTGACTTTTTGGACCGTTTACATTCATAGTCATTAGTGATATAATGAACTTTGTAACTTCTAAATAAGACAGACAATTTCATTATATGCTAACTCTTTACAAATCACTTGCTCCAACATTAGGCTTATGCTTTGACTTTGAAACCTCTGGAAGTTCTTGGGGTAAAGATAGTTCAATAGACCATCAAGCACTAAGTTTGGGTATGGCTGTGTTCAATACTCGAACTTTTGAAGTAATCGATGACTTATACATCGAGATGAAGTTTGAGGGTGATAAGTATCAATGGTCACCTGAGGCAGAAGCTATTCATGGTTTGACACGAGAGTATCTTGAACAATACGGCTTGTCTAATGAAGATGCAGTGGTTGCAGTTGGAGAGTTTTTGTTGAAATACTTTGGACCTAATCCAACTATTATGGTAATGGGGCACAATGTTGATTATGACCTATTGTTTATGAAACAGTTATTAGGACCGCATGGTATGATGTTTCATGTTCATAATGTCAAAATTGATACTGCCGGTGTTAGTTTTGTCAATTTTGTGACATATAAGTCAGACCATTTATTTGAACTAACAGGTGTTGGCGACAGAGATACTCATAATGCATTAGCAGATGTCTATATGACAATAGGTGCTGCTAAATTTATGCGAGACTTAGTTGAGACTGCTTTAGTATCTTTATGATAATGTATATGAATGAACTGACATATATCCATGATGGAGTTGAAGTAAAAAAGACTGGTCGAGTTGCAACAAAATCGACCATGAGAAATAACTCTATCCACTTTCAGATAGTAGAAATCACTCCTATTGACAAATCATATAATTGGACAAAATGGGTTAGACCTGAAGACCTTTACATTATAACAAATCAAAGTAATGAATAATAAGAAAATAGTCACTTATAAATGTACTACATGTAATAGAACAAAAGACTACGAAGCGTCAAAACTTCATAGCTTTATTGATTTATGTTCTATTACATTGAACTGTAGTGGCAAATTGTTACCTATTGCTACTAAAAGTTTGCGTAATGTTTTAGCTTCTGCTCCTGTTGATGGAGTTCCTGATTGGATTTCTCGTTTTGAAAATACTAATGCTAATCAAATAACTTCTATAAATAGTTCTGAACAAAATCTTTATGTTACTTTAGCATCTTCTAGTTCTTTGGCTTTATCTTTAGCAGTCAAACGTCAAAATCCATCAATAAACAATAATCCATCTTCTTTCACAGTTTCGTTTGCTACTCAACAATTTGAAGTAAGCACTTTTGACGAATTTACCTATTTTATTACATCTACTTTCAATTCTGTTTCTGGTCCTGACACTACTTCTAGTAAAAAGGTTTTAAGATTTACCTCTTCTGATATTGTAAAAGTTTTTCTTAACGGAGTTGAACTGACTGAAGGAACTCTAATCAATGAATATCGATTGACTTATAATGGTCAAAATGGATATAAAGTAGTTTTCAATACTTCATACTCAGTTAGTTCAACAGTAAAAGTAATAGTTTATCAAAATCAAAATATAGTTTTATCTAACCCAATAACTTTTACTCGTAATACTTTATTAGTTTCTAGTTTAGATAATCAAACTTCATGGTCAAATGTTTCTACTATTGAATATCAAAATGACATTTTTGATGTATATACTTGTTTAGATACTTTATCTTTACCTGCTAATCAAATTTTGAATGTTTATCCAAATGGAAATCACTTTTCAAGTAATATAGTTTCTCCTGAGTTATCAAGTTTTAGATTTTTATTATCATACCCGCCATTTTCTGTTATTGATAGAATATATTCTGCTTTTATTAGTTTTGATAATCTTTCTGATGTTGATAATCATATTAGACTTTATTCAAATAAAGGTTCTATTACTTTAGAAGTTTCTAAAAGTTCTGTTTCATATGTTAGTTTTGCTCCTTTACTTCATGTTGCAGATGATAACTTAGAATGGTTATCATCTGCAACTATTTCTATCACGGATGATACATCAATAATTCCTAATAACCCGTATATCATCGGTCCAATATAAAATGCATTTTTATACAGTTGAGGTTTATCAACCCTTTCTTGAACGGTTATTGCCTGGAGTTTCATGTGAAGACTTATTCAAAATTACCGTTGTTTCTGATAGTTATGATTATGATATTGAAGCTCATGTAGCTGCCCAAGACATTATCAATGAAATACTGACAGATGATGAACGAAAAGATATTGCTATTGAATATAATGAGGATTTCTTTCCTCTTTCATTATGTTATGATGAAGAAGATTTATTAGAAGATGATAATGAAGATACTTCATCTATTGAACCTATAGAGATGTTATCAAGTAATGATACATTTGACATATCATTTGACGGGGTACCACGAGTTGAACAAGATATAACTATTCATGATCTTATTGAGGCATCTTATACATTAGGAGATGTAGAAATGGAAGCTCTTCAATTCAGAATAAACATTATGGTTAATCCTGACATAATTGAATATATCAATTTTGAAACTAATACAACAGTTCATTAGCTAATATGAGTAATAAAACATTTTACCTATATTCAATCAGTCTTAACTTAGATCATGAGTCTTTAGCAAATCATGAGCTAAAAACTATTTTCAATGCAGTCAATGTGATCATCGAAAGCAATGGTTTCGATGATCATAAAAGTTGTATCGAGTCGTGTAATAAGGTGTTCGTTGATCTTGCACAGGACCTTGATCAATTGAATAGTAGTGGCTCTAAGTTGAAACACTTTATCGCTTGGGAGGCCAATCCAAAAATGAACCCCGATACACCTCACATCACACCAAAAGATGATTGGATTGATACAGAGTTGATAAAGATGTATCTTACTGCTGGTCAAAAAGAAAACATTACCCGTCAAACATTGAAGTCTGTGGCAAGTGCTTCAATTTTTACAGGAGAACGTAAAGTAACCGAACTGAACTAACATTTTTATGATATAATGATTTTTTATAATTTTTAGCAAGAGAGGCATAATACATATGGCAAAGAAAGAAAAACCAGCAATCGTTTCAATCGAAGCAATTTTAGCAAATCCAAGTGATAAATCCAAACTTATGACCTTCCTTGAAGAAGCAGTTCGATGCAAACTTCGAATAGCCGATGAAATGGAAGCAATCAAAGGTCTTCGTGAAGAAGCCGCTGAAAAACTTGGTCTTGAGTCAAAACTGTTCAATCAGTTAGTGAAAGTATCATTCAACAATTCTTATAGTGAAACTAAAGCTGAAATCTCTGCATTAGAAAGTGCAATTGAAATCTTATTCCCTGAGTCAGACTCTTAATCGTAAATATGACAAAAACAACAACTTCTATTCCTAATAAGGAATATGTTCCATCATACATTGGTGTATGTAATGATTATCGAAGTGATAAAGTTGTTGCATGGGAAAGAACTGAAATAGGTGGTCCTAGGACCACCGTTTCCTATGACCCACCACGATACTTCTTTATTGAGGATGAAGACGAAGATAAGTATCGTTCAATGTACAACACTCCCCTCAAAAAGTTATCTTTTGATAATAAAGAAGAATATGAAGCAGCTAAACGAGTATTCAAGAAAAAGTTTGAAAGTGACATAAATCCAATTCAACGAATAATGATGGACGAGTACTATGGCCGTCCTATTCCTAAAATCCATTTTGCATTCTTTGACATAGAGTCAGAAGTTATTAAGGGAGCAGGATTTTCACGGCCTAGTAATGCTTTTGCTCCAATCACTGCAATTACCATTTACAAACAATGGCTTGATAAGTTTGTATGTATTGCGGTTTCACCTGATAAATCTCGACTTGAAACTACTTGGAATGATGGCCTTTCAAAGTTTGCTATTGATGTTGGTCAGTATGGATATGACGATATTCATTGTGACCTGATACTTGTTAAGTCTGAAGCGGAACTGCTAAGTATCTTTTTAGATGAACTAGAGGACATAGACTTCATCTCTGGATGGAACTCCGAGTTCTATGACTTACCTTACATCTACAAACGAATAGAGATGCTGTTTGGTGAGAAAGCCACTCTCAGGTTATGTTTTCCTGGAGCTGGTAGGCCTCGTGAAAAGATGGTTGAACGGTTTGGTAAAGAAGAACTTACTGTTCAACTTCAAGGTAGAACCCATCTTGACTATCAAGATATGTTCAAAAAATTCACATTCGAAGGTCGTGAAAGTTATTCGTTGGAAGCTATAGCATCTGAAGAAGTTGGTGCTTCTAAGTTGCATCATGAAGGTTTAGAAAAGTTATATCGATTAGACTTTATCAAGTTTGTTCATTACAACATTATCGACGTTGTTCTATTGAAACTGCTAAATGAAAAGTTTCGTTTTGTTGAACTTGTCAATCAAATGGCACATGAAAATACTGTTCCGTTTGAAGCTATACTTGGAACTACTAAGTATGTTGATATGGGTATCACTAACTTTGCTATCAATAATGAAGGTGTCCGGGTCAAAGATAAGGATGCTTATATTGTTACAGGTAAAGTTGAAGGTGCTATTGTTATGACACCTCGTATAGGATTACATGAATGGGTTGGAAGTGTGGATATCAATTCACTATATCCATCTACTATTCGTAGTCTTAACATGTCACCTGAAAAAGTGATTGGTCAGTTTGAAACTGAAGAGACGGCTGATAGATTACTTCGTGACAATGTTGCATTTGCGGAAGCTGTTGAAAAGGCAGAACGAGTTGGCATTGATACTATATCTTTTATCAAATCAACTGCTAAAGAAGCAGATTGGAGAGGTATTAGAGATGAAGATGATTATCCACATACATTACATTTTGTTGATGAGAATGAAGAACCTATTACGATGACAGGCAAAGAATGGAAACAGACTTTACTTCAACAAAAATGGTCTATCTCTGCTTATGGTACTGTATTTGACCAATCATCAGGCCAAGGCATTGTTCCACGATTACTTGAGTCTTGGTATGTTGAACGTAAAAAGATGCAAGCAGAAAAGAAGAAATGGACTAAACTTCTAAAAGAGCTTCAAGATGGAACTGATGATTACAAAGAAGCTAAGATACAAGAAGCACAGTATGAACTACTTCAGCTAACAAAGAAAATCTCGCTCAATTCACTTTATGGAGCACTTTTGGCGAAGGGCTTTAGATGGTCGTTTCGTGAATGGTTAGGTGCTTCTACTACATACTGTGGTCGTGCAATCACTTCACATATGATTTGTTTTGCTGGTCACTTACTCACCGAACAAGAAGTCATACTGAACAAAACATATGAAGTTGATGGTGGTGATAAAGCTCGTATCTCTAACATCTATACTACTGATAATGAAGCTATCATATACGGTGACACGGACTCGGCATATTTCAAAACTTTTGCAGCAACTAAAGAAGAAGCAGTAGAAATTGCTGATGCAGTTGCTGATGAAATCAATGAAAGTTTTCCGGCATTTATGAGACATTCTTTTTGTTGCCAGCCTGAATTTGATACATTGATTGCAGCAGGTCGAGAAGTAGTTGCAGAACGGGGTTTGTTTCAAGCTCGTAAAAAGTATATGCTAAAAGTTGTCAATCTTGATGGTTTTGATACTAATAAGATGAAAGCAATGGGTTCTGAAATCAAAAAATCAGATACTCCAAAAATCATTCAGAACCCATTGCTTTCATCTTATTAGTATCAAAACCATCAAGATTGACAACTTTTAGCATATACTTTTTA